TATGTCATCTATTATTGACCAAGCAAAATTCTTGGGAGATGTAGAACAGTATTGGACTAATGTTAGAGAGTGTGTGAACTTTGATAACACAGACATTGGTAGAGAATTATCCATAGTAAGTGAACAGACCAAGACAAGACTTTCACAAGCTATGAATAACATAAAGCTAGACGATAAAGAACCAGAGTTAGTAGTTGTTAATGCAAGTGCTAGTGGTTTCTCTCTAGTGAATTAGACAAGTAGAGGCATGGTAGATATATCTGTAAGACCTCGACTTGCGACCTCACCAAAATTAGAGGACTTGCGTCCCCACCAAACTTAAGAGAAAAAAGTAGGACCCGCTTGCAGCTTCACGCCTTGCGCGCTTACCTACCCCCCACCCCCGGATTTGTATATACAGGGGTCCCAATGCGACTACTATATGTTTGATTTGGAGATAGATATGTGTTAAATTCATTTTCACTTTTAAAAAGGTAAGTGCAAAAATTTTATAAAAATTTTTTTCCAAATGCTAACTCCAGAACAAATAGATAATCTTCCACCAGATACAAAAAAAGAATATTTGAAAACAGCATTGTTGCTTGATCAAAAGAAAAAAGATGAAGCTGTGCGTAATGATTTTTTAACTTTCGTAAAACACATGTGGCCTGAATTTATTGAAGGTGAACATCATAAAATTATGGCTGAAAAATTTAATCGCGTTGCAAGCGGCGAGCTCAAGCGATTAATTATTAACATGGCACCTAGACATACAAAATCAGAATTTGCATCAAACTTTTTACCTGCATGGATGATCGGTAATAATCCTAATTTAAAAATTATTCAAGCAACAAACAACGCAGAACTTGCTGTACGGTTTGGTCGTAAAGCAAAATCGTTAATTGACACGGAAGATTACCAAAAAATATTTAACACAAGATTACGAGAAGACTCACAAGCCGCAGGTAAGTGGGAAACAGCGCAAGGCGGTGAATATTATGCAGCCGGTGTTGGCGGATCGATAACTGGTCGTGGTGCTGATCTATTAATCATTGACGATCCACACTCTGAGCAAGATGCGTTGAACGTGGCTTCGTATGATCGTGTGTATGAGTGGTATACATCAGGTCCTAGACAACGTTTGCAACCAGGAGGTAGGATAATTGTTGTGATGACTCGATGGTCAGTTGCTGATTTGACAGGTAAGCTAATGAAAGCACAAAAAGAACCAAAAGCAGACCAGTGGGAAGTGATCGAATTCCCCGCAATATTACCGTCAGGCAAACCAGTATGGCCAGGATACTGGAAATTAGAAGAATTAGAAGCGGTGAAAGCATCCGTCAATATACAAAAATGGAATGCACAATACCAGCAAAACCCAACAGCTGCTGAAGGAAGCATAATTAAGCGTGAATGGTGGCAAAAATGGCCAAAAGATGAGTTGCCGCCGCTAATGCACGTTATTCAAAGCTACGATACGGCGTTTATGAAGAAAGAAACAGCCGACTATAGTGCAATTACCACTTGGGGCGTGTTCCAAAAGGACGAAGACAGCGCTCCGATGTTAATTTTAGTGGATATGGTCAAAGATCGGTACGAATTTCCAGAATTGCGTAGGATTGCACAAGAACAATACGAATATTGGAAACCAGAAACGGTAATCGTGGAAGCAAAAGCATCAGGACTACCTTTGACGTATGAATTACGCAAACTTGGCATACCTGTTATTAACTTTACACCAAGTAAGGGAAATGATAAACATACAAGGGTAAACTCAGTAGCGCCGTTATTTGAGTCAGGAATGATTTGGTATCCGGACCGCAAGTTTGCAGATGAGGTAATTGAGGAATGCGCTGCATTCCCGCTAGGCGAACACGATGACTTAGTGGACAGCATGACTCAAGCCGTAATGAGATTTAGACAAGGTGGTTTTGTAGATCATCCAGACGATTATGAAGATGAACCTCTACCACACCAAGAGAGAACGTATTATTAATGGCCAAGAAATATTTTGACATTGCAAAACTTTTAGGAAAAGGCATAGGCTCTTTATTTAAAGGTAAAGGCAAAGAAGCTGCACAAACAACAGCTGTAGAAACGACAGATAAAATACAAAATATATTTGCAAAAAACTTAGTTGATGAGTTTGGAAAAGATGAAGTTAGAGAAGCTTATAGAATTATAGACACTGCAGACAAAGACCCACAATTATCAAAACTTTTTTATAGAGAAAACGAATCAAAGATGGACGAGCTTGTTAATCTTCTCGAGGCGCGTTACATGAGCACTGAACGATTGCACGCACACCCACTTAGTTTTAAGAGACGCGGATCGGGCGCCGCGAATCGTTATGCTAAAATAAATGACAGTGGTGGTAGATTAACAGATTTACCAGGTGGACCGGGCGACAGAGTTTTATATAGTAAACACTACGGCGAAATGAGCATGACAAAAAACCGAGAAGGTAAACGTGTTTATAAAAACGAAAAACCTACAATTTTTTCTGAAACACCTGGCGGCAAAAAATCAAAAATTATAGAAGGTGAAACAGTAGATGAGGACATGGTACTTACAAACCAAGGCAAGATGACTAGGAAAGAGTATGAAGTTTTAAAATCTCAGGATGAAAACCCATTACTAGGTGGCATAACCGCAGGTAGAAAAATTAAACTTCTTGAAGGAGACAAAGCGGTTGAAGATAGTTTGTTTAAGAAAACCATAGCCGACATACCTATAATAAACAGAATGATGAAAGAAACAGGTAAGTCTGAAACAGAAATTAGAAAAGCCATAGTTGATAGAGCCAACCAAGGTTACGAACCCGGTAGTGGTAAACGTATGGACATCTATGATGACGATATGATTAGAGCACACGTAGAAGTTCAAGATGCTACTCAAAGAAGCAGAGAGGAGTTTGTAACTGATTTGATGGAAGACTTTATTGATGCCGATACGTCACCAGGTATGAGAAAAATACTTGAGCAAAAAGGTTTTGCAAAACCAGGAGAAGGACTTGGATCAGTAGCTACACGTATGCAAAACCAAGCTAAACAAATGCAAGGCGGGACACAACAACTTACTGCCATGAATCAAAGAATGAGAGAGTTTGCAGCAAAAGGTGATTTTGAAAGCGCTGAAAAAATAAAAAATGCTGTTGAAGAATACAGATTAAAAATGCAAGAAATAAAAGCTAAGGGATTATTTAATCAAGGCGATCTTCCACTTCTTATTGACCCAACAAGAAAACCAAATGCAGAAGGTGGACGTGTTGGAAAATTTAAAGGTGGCATAATGGGACTGCTTAGAAAAATAAATCCTTTCTTAGAAAAAAACATGGTTAAGACAGGTCCTTTCCAAACAGGACACAGAGCTGACATTATAGGTGACGCACAACAAATTAAAAATATTTCAAGGAACGAAGGAGTTTCACTTGAACGATTAGATTCTTTGTATGACATGGTGCAAGAATCACCTAGGTACAACGAAGCTATGAGAGGCGCTATGATGAAGCTAGTCGACTACGAAAGATTTAGAGCAATACTGGTAGATGACAATGTAAAATTACAAAGAATGATAAAAGAAGATCCAGAAGGATCAGAGAAATTTATAAGAATGTTATTTAGAGAAGGCGGATCAGAGCCACAGATGAGCCAAGGTGGAAGAGTAAATATGTTTTTAGGTGGCCCGTTAATTGGTAAAGGTATTATGGAAGCAGCTAAACTTGCACAAAGAGGAATAAAACCTTTTGGTGCAAAACAAACTTACAAGCAAAATATTACACAAAAAGGTGTTTCCGAAGGTCAATTTAAAACTATATTTGACGATCAACTTACAAGAGTTCCTGACGAAGTTGTAGACGAAGCAACAGGTATGGGACTTAACACAAGTTTAAAAGAAGCAGAAGCTATACTGACAGGTCAGAAACTTGGATTACTTACACAAGCACAAAGAACAAAAATTGCAACTGCAATGACAGATAAAGTTAGAAGGCAAATTTATGACAACCCCGTTGCTGGTTTAAACAATGATTATTTAGAATACATGGATGATGCTGTAGGAAGAATGGATGATTTGCTTGAAATAGAAAAATTAGGTGGTGATCTAACGCCAAAACCAATTTATGATGGTAAAGAAATAATAGGGGCTCAAGTAGATTTTACACAATTAAACAATTTAAGAGGAAAAGATAATATAGATAATATTATACCATTTAAACCGAGGACAAAAAAATCAAAAGGTGGTACACTGCCACCGTTAAAAGGACCAATGTCAGAAGGCATGGGAAGTTTATTTAGGAGTAAATAATGGCAATAGATAAAGCACTAGAAGATCAAATTAAAGTTCCAAAACAGGTTATACCTGGTGAAGAGGTACCAATTGAAACACCAGAAAGCGATATCGGATCCGATGACGTTGAGATACAAATGACCGATGACGGTGGAGCAGAAATAGATTTTGATCCAACAACCATGGCCGCTCAAGCGGCAATGCAACACGACGCAAACTTAGCAGAATTTTTAGAAGACGACATACTAGGTGAAATTTCATCTAATTTAGAAGAAAGCTATGATGAATACAAAGGATCTAGATCAGACTGGGAAGACACTTACAAAAAAGGTTTAGACTTACTAGGTTTTAAATACGAAAACAGATCAGACCCTTTTCAAGGCGCATCTGGCGCTACGCACCCTGTTCTTGCAGAAGCTGTCACACAGTTTCAGTCTTTAGCTTACAAAGAATTATTACCAGCTGATGGACCAGTTAGAACACGTGTTATTGGAATAGTAAATGATCAAAAAGAAAAACAATCTGATCGTGTAAGAGAATTTATGAACTACGAATTAATGTGTGAGATGAAAGAGTACGAACCTGAGTTTGATCAAATGCTATTTAATTTACCATTGTCAGGTTCTACATTTAAAAAGATTTATTATGATGCATCTCTTGGAAGATGTGTGTCTAAGTTTGTACCGGCGGAAGATTTAGTTGTGC